TACCTGATACAACGGGATTGGATACAAAGATGCTGGCGGATGCTGATCCAGGGGGTGTGATTCCAGCGGCAAATACGGATGGCATATTGCCATTGAACGTGGAGTATGTGGCGGACAAGAACATACCTATATTGGGGCTGTTGGACGAGTTAGCGGAGCGTCGCACGGGTATATCGAAGGTGACGCAAGGGTTAGACCCAGCGGCATTATCGGAGAGTACGCAGTTTGTGGGCGCAAGTATTTTGAATGCGTCTCAAAAGAAGTTAAAGAACATTGTGCGTATCTTTGCTGAGACTGGCATTAAGTCTTTGTATTTAAAGACGCATGAATTGCTTAGGAAGTATGCTAAAGATTCTATGATCTTGCGTGATTCGGGTAAGTATTACGAAGTTGATCCTAGGGAATGGAGAAAGCGGAAGTCTTTTGACATTACGGTGGGCACGGGTCGTACGGATAAGGAAGCGAAGGTTTTGGCATTGCAAGGTGTTTTAGCATTGCAGCAGAACATAGCGGCGCAGGGTTTGATGAATAATCCTCTCTTAACGCCTCAGCATTTGTATAGGACGATGTCGGAGTTGGTGACGTTGTCTGGTTTGGGTGATGTGGAAAAATACTTTGCAAATCCTGATGATTTTCAGCCGACACCACCGCCGCCTGAGCCTATGGATAAGGCGATGGACATTGAAGAGGGAAGAGTGGCGGCAGATGCGGCTTATAAGGCAGGATCGTTACAGGTTGAAGTGATGAAAGCGCAAATCTCTCTTCAGAAGTTAAAGATTGAGAAAGCTAAGTTACTGATGGAACATGGAAAAAAGATTGAGGATGAAGAGGCAAATCGTGCATTGATGATGGCGGAACCGCCAGAGCAAGAGGAAGAAAAAAGTGAGGATTCTGAAAAAGAAAGCAATATGGAAAAGCACATGGCATCTGTGAGTGAGGCTATTTCAAAGATTGGGGACGCCATTAAGGAGTTTTCGGCTGCAAGTACGCAAAACACACAGAGTGCTTTATCCATGATACAGAAACCAAAGCGTATTGTCCGTGAGAATGGCCGCGTTACGCGTATTGAAACAGACTAAGGGGTTTATTGGCCTGATTGATGGTTTAAAATGTGGTCAAATCGATATTGGGCAAAAACATACTGGACAGGGACATACTGGACACCGGCTATTACATCACCAAGCGTGCCTTCTATTGGCGGCGGCATATTAGAAGCCAAAAGAAAACAAATACGGGAAAAACAAAGAAAAAGATGGGAAAAAGAAGCAGAGGTCCTTAGGTTTAGCGTTCGGAAAATAGAAGATCAGGAGCTACAAAGCATCGGAGAAAAGATTATTGCGTTTGAACAGCCAAAGGTTAAAAGGGTTGTCAAAAAACTTATTGATTACTCTCAAAACATTGAAAAGTCTAAGGTTTTAGACTTAGAGATTAAACGGTTAGAGAAAGCATTAAAAACGCAGCAAATCCTTGAGGCTAAAGAAAGGCAAAAGCAAAAGGAATTACAGGATGCTTTGATAGCCCTTAAAGCTCTTTTAAAAGAAGATATGGAAATTATTGACATTTATTTGGAAATAGAACAAAAAGAAACAATGGCACTACTGGTGCTATGAGAGTTATACTTTAGGAGCGAATTGCATGGATTACGTTGCTCTATCAGATAAGGCTATGAAGGCAAGGGAGTTGTTAGATTGCCCTGTGTTTAAGTCTATAATTGCGGATGCGCGGATGTCTCTTGTGGATCAGATGATGTCATCAAAACCTGATGAAACCGTCCTTAGAGAATCTTTTTATGCAAGAATTAAGGGTCTTGAATCAATTAACTTGATTCTTCAGGGAATTATTAATAAACACAATTTAAGCAAGGGATAACATTATGTCTATTGAATCTGCTGTTGAAGCGTACGAAAAAATGAAAAGCGCAGATGTTGCGCCTGTCGAACCAGAAAAGGTTGCCCAGCCTGTAGAGGAGAACGTTCCTGCGGAAGAAAACAAAGAGCAAGAGCCAGTCGTAGAATCTTCTGAGACTACAGAAAAAGAGGTTGTGGTTGAGGATTCTAGTCCTGATGATTTGATAGAATTTCAGGTTGGTGATGAAACAAAGAAGGTGCCCTTGTCTGAGTTGGTGGCATCTTATTCGGAGAAGCAGCAACCTAAAGATGTTGGGTTGCCGCAGGATGTTTTAGACATGAAGCAGCAGCTTATTGAAAAGCTGGATGTGATGGAAAAAATCCTTTCTGATAATTCGGATGTTAGTGCAAGTCTTTCGCAAATCAATACGTTAATTCAGCAGGCGGCGGCGGAAGAGGATTGGACAGAGGTTGCCAAGTTGCAATATCAAAAGCAATCCATTGAGGATCAAGCCAAGGCGCGAGGCGAAGCGTTGCGTAAAATCCGAGAGGAAAAGCAGCAAGAGTCGAATCAATACAATGAGGCTTTTTTCAGAGAGCAGCATAAAATTTTAGAAAAACGCGCACCTGATTTGTTAAAAGACAATGGTTTACAAAAGGTTGCTGAGTTTGTATCCAAAACATATGATGTTCCACAAGATGTTGTGGCAGAGATAATGGATGCTCGGTTCTTTGTGATGGCTAAGGATGCGATGGCATACAATGACATGAAGATGAAATCCTCGGAGGTTTTGAAACCTGTGAAAGAGGCACCTAAGGTGATAAAGCGTTCTGTTGGCAAAGTGACGGTTACGGACAGCGATATTAAGCAATCCAACATTCGCACGTTGCGGGCTAATATACGAAATGCGTCCAGCCAAGCAGAAAAGATCGACAATGTGGCGGCATTGTGGAGCACCCTAAAACAAAATTAACCTTTTAAAAGAAAGACAATCTTATGGCTTTACCTACAAATGCTGTTGACACCTATACGGGTGCAACGTCTAACCGAGAGGCGTTTATTGACGCTATCTACAACGTATCCATGATGCAGTGTCCGTTTTTGACGGAGATTTGCAAACGGACAACCACGACGGGGATAACCCATCAGTGGCAAACTGTAACCTTGCGAGCGCCTGCACCCAACGCAAAAATTGATGGTGATGATGTTGGAACTTTGCAAAACACAGTTTCTGTGCGTCCAACAAACGTTACGCAAATTTCTACTTTGCCAGCGGGTGTTTCTGGTACACAAGAAGCCGTAAACAAAGCGGGGAACAAAAGTGAATATGCTAAGCAGGTTGCATATGCGTATCAAAACCTTATGCGTGACATGGAGGCTATTTTATCTGGAAATCAGGCTCCTATTGCGGGTGCCACCAACACGGCAAGACAGCTTCGTCCTTTGGAAGGTTGGTATTCTACCAATGTGTCTCGTGGTGCTTCTGGTGCCAACGGAACAGCATCGGCGGCAGCAACGGATGGAACGCAGCGTCCTTTTACAAGAACTTTGTTTGAGACCGTTCAACAATCCATTTTTAACAATGCTGGACCTGGTACCAAAACGGTTATGATGGGACCTGCTCAAAAGTTGGTGTTTGAAACTTTTGACTGGTATGCAACAGTTAAGCGTCAGGACACATCGGATGGGCGTTTAACGGCGGCACTTGAGATCATTGCAACCTCTTTTGGTGAAGTGAAAGTTGTTTTGAATGCGTTTTCTCGTGCACGGACGGTTCACATTTTGGATAACGACATGTGGGAAGTTCCGTTTTTGCGTGAATTGCAAGACGTTCCTTTGGCTAAAAATGGAGACAGTGAACGCTTTATGGTTCTTGCAGAGTATACTTTGCAAGCCAGCAACGAACGTGCCTCTGGTGTTATTGCAGACTTAACCTAAACATAAACGAAAGGTTCTTTTTATGGATAAGAAATCAATGAATCCTCCCGTTAAAGGCCGCACTATGCCAAATAACGCAAAAAAACCAGGTCAGGAAAGTATTTTTGCTAAATACAAGCCTACACCTATGGTTAACCCTAAGTTTAAAAAGAAGTAATGGAGAGGGGGGAGGGTTTTCCCTCCCCTTTTTTGTATGACAGAGATTATTCAAAGACAGGTTCTTAATGGCATCAAAACAGATTTGGTTTTGGATGGTGACGATCTTCACGTTCATCGGTCATATGTTGGCAATACGCAAAAAAAGATCAATGAATTGCGGGAAGAGTCTCGTGATGCTAGTAAAAAAATATGGCATGGAAATAAGGATGAAGTGCCTTTGTTTTATTTAGATGAATTGGAATTGGCTTTTATTCGTAAGCATTATGGTCACGACATTACAAAAGACGTGCCTGAATTGATACGGGTTATTGAAAAGCATTTTCCACACGCAAAAGTTTTTCATGGGAGTATGGTGTGACGATAAAACGCAGAGGGCGCCCCCCTAGAATTATTAAAAACCAAGACGGTGAACACGTTTTGGTAGAAAACAAAGAGACGTTGCAAGACACGTCAGATACTGTTGATCCTTTTCAGGTTGATGAAAATGCCTTGCGGGACAGTGATTTAGACTTTTCTTGCGTTAAAAATAAAAATGCAAGCGGGATGGATTTTTCTGGGACAGACTTTAGCGGATATGATATTCGTGGGTTTGTGTTTAATCGGTGTAACTTCACGGGATGTGATTTTACGGGATCATGTTTGCAGGGTGTGGTTTTTAAGGACTGTACGTTAAAAGACATTGTCACGACGGATGCCGATCTCAGATGGAGCAGTTTAGATGCCAGTTGCCATCAGTAGTTATTCAGAGTTGGTTGCGGCCATTCGTCGGTATTTTCCTCGCAGTGACGATATAACGGCGGATATTGATCTGGCCATAGCTTTGTTTGAAAATTCTGTAGATACGTCGTTTTGGCCTCAGGAAAAGAAAAATGAAGTGTCTCTTTCGGTGACAGCGGGGTCATCTACGGTAACGTTGCCTTCAGATGTTTTGAGTGTTTATGATGCGACTATTGCTGGCAATCAAACGTTGCGGTCTGGGACTTTGAAAGACATTCGGGAAGCGAGAATGACTGGATATTCTGGTAAACCAGAGGTTTATGCGGAAAAAATCACGCATAGCAACGTATCAAATACGGATGTTATAACAAGCGCGTTAGAATTTTATCCCACAAGCGATGCGGATTATACGATGGATGTTGTGTATTGGATGAAACTGTTGCCATTAAACAACACACAGACGACAAATTGGCTATTGAGGTTGGACCCATCTTTATATTTGTATGGGTCGTTAGCGCATATCCCGCCGCGATTTAGTGATGAAAATAAGATGGCGGCGTGGCAAGCTATGTTTGATCGTCGTGCTTCGGCATGGTTTAGCCGTGAGACTGTGAGAAAGACGGTAAGTGAGCGTGTCGTTAGGCGTCCGGTAGGTCTCATATGACGTTTACAGATATGATTCCTTTTGGCCCATGGCGGCCTGATATGGGGTCGTATAGGAACGATGGCAATCTTGTCATGGCTAAAAACGTGCTAATTCAGGGTACGGATTATGTGCCTTTTAAGACATTAAGTGAACAGACGGGTGCATTGCCCAGTGATGTGATTGGGGCGGCTCGGTTTCAAACGCCTCGTGGTTTGCAGTATATTTTTGCTGGAACAAAGACGAATCTTTATCTGCTAACTGGGTCAAATACATGGTCTGACGTGAGCGGGACAACGTACAATTCTGCTGCGACGGATTGGCGTTTTGATCTTTATGATGAAGTGGTTTTGGCGACAAACTTTGAAAATGTCCTTCAGCGGTACGATACGACTGTGGGGGGGACGTTTGGAAATTTAGCGGGCAGTCCACCTCGGTGTCGGGATATTGCGGTATCCAATTCATTTTTACTTGCCTTTAATCTTGTAGACGGTGGAACGGATCGCTACACGCGCCTGAGATGGTCAGCACAGGGCATCATAACGGATTGGACGACTTCAGGACTGGGGGCGGGCTTTAATGATGTTAGAGAGGACGTAGGGGGCACTGGGCAGCGTGTGATGGCCCTTAATGACTATGCGGTGTTGTTCTTTACGGATTCCATTTATCGGGTGGAATACATTGCCCAGCCAGCATCGTTTGGATTGCGGCCTTTGCCAAGGGGTCGTGGGACGTTAGCTCCCAATTCTCTTGTGAGGGATGGAAGTGTTATTTATTATTATGGGACAGATGGGTTTTATGCCTTTGACGGGACAAATTCTGTACCTATCGGGGAAAACAAGATTGATCGGTATTTTTATGATCTTGTGGACTTTGGAAAGTTAAAAAGCATTCAGGGTGCCCGTGATCCTGTAACTAAGAATATCTTATGGAGTTTTGTGTCTATCAATTCTCCCAATGGATATCCTGATATGATGATGTCTTATAACACGTCATTGCAGGAATGGACGGTCATTCAGTATCCTGTGCGGTTTTTGTTATCGTCGTACACGACAGCCCAAACGCTGGAAACGTTAGAGACGCTTTACGGGTCTATTGATAGCATTCCAGGGTCTTTGGATGATCCGATCTATGCGGGTGGTTTGCGTGTGTTTGGTGGGTTTTCGCCAAATAACAAATATGGGGTGTTTAGTGGTGCATCTTTAGAAGGTGAATTGCATACGGAGGATTTCCGGTTAAATAAGAATGGTCGGGCGCATTTAAGTGGCCTTCATGTGGTTACGGATGCAACGGTTATGGTGGCAACAAATCACAGAAACTTGCAGACAGAGATGCCAACGCAAACGTCGTTTGGTGCTATTAACACAATAACGGAAAACGTAAACTTTGATGTGATTGCGCGGTATACGCAGTTTGTCATTAAGTTATCGGGCACTTGGACACGGGCCAAGGGATTTATGGTTGAGTTTAAACCTACGGGAAATGAATAATGGCCGTTAATACATTTGAGCGTGTTCCTAAGGTTTACAATTCTGATGCCATTGATCTGGTTAAGATGACGCGCATTTGGGATGGCATGATGGAAGGTCGCTTGAATGTGACGGGTGAGTTTACCGTTGCGCCGCACACCACGTCCACAACGGTTACAGATGCAAGAATGAGAGCAAATGCGTTAGTGTTTTGGGTCCCATTGACGGCAAATGCAGCAGGACATACTGTAGAGATGTACCTTACTGGCAGAAATAATGGGTCTTTTATTTTAACCCACGCATCAAAAAACCATACAGATTTGAATTATGGATACATCATTGTTGGGTAGTCATGGATGATTTTAAGGTAAGACTGGCTGAGGTAGAGGATTTTCCTTTGGTGGAAAGGCTTTGTTATCAGTTTTTTTCTGAGACCATGTATAAAGTGCTTGATTACAGTCAAGAAAATACACTAGAGATGATAAGGGACTGGCAATATATCCTTTTGATTGAAACAGGGGATGGTGTGCCGGCTGGGTTTTGTTCCCTCAATGTTTGTCATACGTATTATGTGCAGAAGGAGGGCGATGTGGATAAGTTTTACATTGTTCCTGAGTTTCGTGGCACGGTTGCATCCAGAATGTTAGCGGGTTCTGTTGTGAAGTTAGCTAAGGCTTTAGATGCAAAAATTGTGTATGCTTTGTGTGGTTCTGGTATAAGTGAAAAAACAGATAGATTGTTTCATAACTTATGGGCAAAATTTGGCTTTAAAAAACTTGGCGTTTTAATGATGGGGTGATGTATGGGTGGTATTTTTAAAAGTAAAAAAGGTGTTAGCACCACAACCACGACGACGTCTGCCCCTGCGTATTTGCAACCTCAATTAGAATTTTCTGCGGGTGAGGCAAGAAGGTTATACAATGAAGGTGTTGGTGGTCCTTATATATCACCGGAGGAAGAGGCGGCGACGCGGGCTTTATACGATCAAGCGTCTGGCGGATTGTCTCAAACATCATTAGCTGCGCAGAATCAGTTACAAAGGACGTTGCAGGGCGATTATTTGGGCATTACGCCTGAATTGCAAAATTATATGGATGTGATTGCGAGACGTTCGGAGCAGGCATACAATGAGAATGTATTGCCGTCATTGAGGGCGGGTTATGGTCGATCTGGGGCTTTTGGTGGATCGGATTTTCAGCAAGGTTTAGCCACATCAGGGAGAAATTTTTCGCGTGAACTCGCGGATAATCTTTCTGGTGTTGCACTCAAAAATTATCAAATGGAACGAGCAAATCAGCAGAATGCTTTGGGCCTTGCTCCGTCATATGAGGCTTTGTCATATAGTCCTTTATTGATGAGACAAGCGGCAGGTGGGGAATTGTCTGATATTGGGACAACTCGTCAAAATAAACCATTGGCTTTATTAGAGGCTTTCAATCGCAATTTACAGGGTGCAAATATACCTGGTACGGGTGTGACAACGGCCGCGACGCCGTATAAAAAAGGCAGCACTTTTGGAAAGTTAATGGGAGGTGGTTTGGCGATAGGTGGTGCTGTGGCAGGCGGCATGTTTGGGGGTCCTGCGGGAGCAGCGGCTGGGGGTGCTGCGGGTAGCGGACTAGCTGGTTTATTTGGCGGTGGCGGATCGCAACCTTCTAACATGGCGTGGGGATTAAATGCCCCGCTTGGGGGTAATTACACAGGCGGCTGGTTTGGTCGTGGGGGCTTTTAGATATGGCGATGATTCCTTCTTATCAGCAGATGTTGGCACAGGCATTGCAGCAGCCCCAACAGCAGCAAGTTATGGGTCAATCTCAGCAAAGCAAATCTATTTTTAACAATCCTGCTTTTGGCAATTCGTTGATGAAAATGGGCTTAACCATGTTAGCGGATAGTGAGCAAGGTTATAGTCTTGGGGAGAGCATAGGCCGTGGTGGCCTTGCTTTTATGGATGAAAGACGAAAGCAAGAGGAATTGCAAAGGGAAGAGCAAAGGCAAAATGCTATTTTAGCACGTCAGCAGCTTCAAGATAATTTACAAAGACTGAACCTTCAACGCGAGGCTATGACATATGATGCAGCAGCGCAACAGGCACAGAATTTGCCGAAAGAGTATCAAGGTCTTGCGGTTCTTGATCCTCTTGGAACGGTCAAGTTAGCTGCGACGAATGCGTTTAACCAACAAGCGGCGGAACGCGAGTTTGCCCAAAAAGTGCAGTTGCAGAATATGGAGTATGGTCAACAGAGGGCTTTGGAAGAGTATAAGGCTCGTCAAGGTGGTGGTATGGGTAATGCGCCAGCGGCTGTTCAAGAGTATTTGTTTTATCAAGGCATAAGTCCAGAGCAACAAGAAACTTTTTTGAATTTGAAGCGTCAAAATCCACAAGATAAAAGAATTTCTGGTGAGTATGGTGATAGGTTTACTTCGATAACATCTGCGCCTGAAATTGCCAAATCAAGGCAAAAACAGATTGAAAACATTATAAATTATTATAATGATGCAAATTTTTATGAAACCGGTGTTGTTGGTGGGATGTTGCCAGCTACAGGTGCAAGTGCGCAACTGTTAGACAAAGAGGTTGCCACAATAAACGTTCAAAGTAATCCTTTTAAAGGTCAAGGTTCTGTTTCTGAGTTTGAAAGAAAAATGCTACAAGCTACTGTTCCTAATAGATCAATGAGACGGGAAGCCTTAGCAAAGACTCAACTTGCATCTGAAACACTAACGGACATTGCTGATTTTAGAAGAAATTTTGCTACCGAGTATGTCAATAAAACAGGAAAATGGGATGCGGAGGGTGAAAAGCAACTTTTTGATGCAGCGAATGAGTACGCAAAACAGCGTTATTTAGAGTTGTTTCCTGAAGAGCAGCCTCAATGGACTATGCCAGTTCCTGTGAAAGGTGGGAAATAATGCCTAAATTTCAGGTAAAAGCTCCCGATGGTCAGCTTTTTGAATTTTATGGTCCTGATGGCGCAACCCAGCAGCAAGCGGAGGAGTATTTCCGTCAAAATTATAAACCATCCTATTATAAGCCTTCCCAACAAACGCCACAGCAACCTGTTGGCCTTGCTGAAGAAATGCAAAAGCCTGCTTATCAAGAACAGGGTCGGCTGGCTGCGGGCATGAGAAGTTTTCTTAATGAAGCAACACTTGGCCTTGGAAGAGATGCCATTGCAGGGTTGAGGGCGGCACCTGCGTTGTTTACGGAAGGCAAAGATTTTTTACCAGAATACGAACGGCAAGCTGCTTTTGAAAAGGCACAGTTGGCAGGTGGTGAAAAAGAGTATGGAACCACAACCGCTTTGTCTGGTTTGGCTGGTGGTGTTGCTACATCCATAGCAGCAACACCTGCGCGTGTGGCTGGATGGATTAACAAGAGTGCGCCGTTTTTGGAACGTGCAGCAAAGTATGCTCTGGTAAGTGCGCCCGTGGAAGCCTTTAGAGCCACACAGAACTTGCAGGAAGGTGAAACCGTGCCACAAGCTGCCCAGCGTGGCCTTGAGACGGCTGCTATTGCTGGTCCTCTTGGTGCCACATTAGAAAAAGGTGTGGGTGCTGTTGCGAATGTAGGCAGGGCCCTTGTAGGTGGTTCTAAAAAAGGCCCCCTTACGGAGGCTGAAAAGGTCATACAGGCAGGCAAAGAAGCCAACATACCCATTAGGACCACAAGTGTGTTTCCCCCTCAATCTTGGGCTGGAAAGAAACTTGAAGCGGCATCTGATATTGTTCCTCTTGTTGGTACGGGTGGAGGCTTAGTTAAAACACAAGAAGCCAGACAAAAAGCAGCGGAAGATTTTGTGCGTCAATATGTTCCCGAAGCACAATCAAATTCTGCTTGGTTACAAGATATAACCACACAGGTTAAAGACAAACACGGCAAAATGATAGAAAAGTTTGGTAAACTTAAAAACCGTGTTTTGCAAAGACCAGAATATAATACAAGTGCTGATTTATTTGATGCGCAAACAAATCTTTCTAAAAAAGCGAGGGACTATCAAAAAGATATTTCTCGATTGGAAGATGAATTAAATGGTGGTCAAAGCAGGGGATATGCTGATTTATTGAAAGAAGAAATGGACCCAACATATCAAGCTATGCGTCAAGGCATTGATGTTAAAAATTGGGATGAATTTAGTGCACTTTTGGATGGTGCAACGCAAAAAATGCCAAGAACAGCGCAACCTACAACATTGCTTCAAAGGATTCGTCAACTTGGTGGCATAAAAAAAGATGATTACAATATAGGTGACGTTAAAGCCATGGATATAAATGTTCGTGGAAAAACAAAACGTCAAATTACTTCTGAAGGAAATTTAAGTGTTACAAACAAACCAAAATCTTTAGATTATATGAGGGAGTCTTTGGTTGAAGAGGGTTGGTTAAATCCAAAAGACGACATTAACGATTTACTTGATTTGATGCAACAAGATGAAATGGCTCGCAATACAGGGATAGGTCATATTTATAAACCTTCAGATATTTCTAAAGGCTTAGAATATGAAAATTCTCTTCAATATGATACTCAAATAAGCAGAGCAAGGGATTCTCTTTATTTTAACTATGGCGTGGATAATCCTGAGGTTTTAAAAAAAGAGATTTATAAAAGCATTGATAAAGCAAAAAAAGAGCTTTTAAAATATGAAGCAAAACAAGGTGTTTCTCGTTCTTTGTCTGCGGAAGAAATAAATAGATTAAACAATGATCTTTTTCAAAAGAAAAGCCAGTTAAATAACTTATCAAAGTCTATTGATAAATTATCGTTTCAAACAAAATCTATTCCGACACCAAATTTAATATCGGCTATTGATAACGAACTTGCTGCCATTAAGCCTAGTTTAGAAGCAGAGCAAATAACACTTGCAGAAATGAAAGCAAAAGGAAAAGAACCTTCTTCTGTGGGCGATTTTGCAAAAATGGAACAAGAATTGCTTAAAATAAGAGGGTTGGCCTCTAATAATAAAGGATTAAATAATCTAGAAAAACTAAGAGAAATTTTTAGTAAAAACTTTGCAAAAGATCCAACTGCTTTTGATTTTGAAAATAAATTGTATCCCTATTTAAGAGAGGATATGGGAAACTTTTTAAAATCCAGAAGCCCTGCGGATTATAAAAGATGGCAAATTGGCAATCAGGAATTGCAAACGCTTGGCAAAGAGGTCAAAAAAACGTCTTTATCCAGCATTATGAATAAAGGCGACATTGTCCCTGAATCTGCTAAAAATATCTTATTAAGCAAAAATGCAAGTGAAGTAGAAATTCTTGCTAAGTATCTTAATAATAAAGGAAAGCAGAGTGCAAAAAGTGTTATTGTGGAAGACATGATGGCGCGTTCAAAACTCAAAGGTGAAGATAGCATTGATCCTGATAAATTTCTTGAGTCTTTGTCCCAAAGGCAAAATCAGATCAAAACATTTTTTTCTAAGCAAGAACAGGATGCCATTGAAGGGTTAAAACGTGCATTGCAGGCGACAAAACGTTCTGGGAAATATGCAAAATCAACGCCATTGCAAATGGGTATTGGAACACTTGGTGCAGCAGGTTTTGGTAGTCTTTTGCCAGGTCTAACACAGTCTTTAATGGGTGTGGCAGGTGCAGTGGCAGTGGGTGGTCGTATTTATCAAAGCAAAGCCATGCGTGATACGTTGGTGGCTCTTGGCAGGGTAAAACAGAACTCAACGGCTGAACAGCGTTTGATTGATAAACTTATCAGTTTACAAGCGGGTCAGGCAACGGCTAGAGAAATCACAGGAGAGTAAATAATGCCGATTAAGGATTATAGCACAACAGCGGCCAACAACACCCTAACGCCTCCTAACGGGGCACCAGAGGGCATGGCGGCGGGTTTGGTAAACAACACCATACGTCAGATTATGGCAGACACACGTTCGTTTTACGAAAGCGGTGGATGGTGTGATTTAGGGCACGTTCCCACCTACGTTAGTGCTACATCGTTTACCATTCCTACGGACGTGACAGCTTATTACACAGTGGGGCGGCGTATTCGTGTTTATGGCACGATTATGGGCACACTATTTGGTTTTGTCACGGCCAGCACCTATTCCGCACCCAACACAACGGTAACGGTGACTTTGTATAGTGGGTCTTTGACGAGCAATTTATCGCGGATTGAGGTTAATTTTTTAGATTCAGATGCTCAAAATTTCATGGGTGTAGCAAGCGGAATGCAAAACATGTTTCGCAATCCATTTATGGAAGTTGCGCAAAGAGGAACGTCAGGAACCAATACAGCGGGGGTAGGCTCTTACACATTAGACGGATGGGCCGTGTTGGCTACAGGGGCCAACATATCTTGGCAACAAGCAGGAGCCGTTACCGTTGGCTCTACGTACTGTGGAAACTCCCTTGGTCTTTTAGGCGCGGCGGGTATAACAGGTTGTGTAGTTTACCATCGCATTGAAAGTGCTATGGCGGCGCAAATTGCCGGAAAACGAATAACGGTTCAGTTTGTGATTTCAAATCAAACCGGCGCATCTATAACGCCCACAATAGCCACTTATTATCCAACGGCACCAGATAATCATACCTCAGTCGTTGGTGATCTTGGTGTTACGTCGTTGCAAACCATTGCCTCTGGTGCAACAACAACAGTTGCCTACACGTTTAACACAAACAGTCTTGCAACCCGTGGGTATGGTTTTGATCTTAATTTTGGGGCGCAACTTAATGGTGCTGGGAAAAACGTTTATATTTCAGCGGCGGACATTCGCTTTACACCAGATGCGCCCTTAGGTTTAAATAATGCGCCGCCACGTCCTGAATATCGAAATAGAGCTAATGAACAAACTTTATGCCAAAGATATTATGAAGTCGGTCGTGTTTATGGTTATAATACAGCAGGTGGGGCTGGGAATAGCCGAGCTGCTTATCATCCTTTTCGAGTTTTTAAAAGAACGACACCTGTTATAGCACTCTCAAACATCACTTATGGAGGAGCCGGTGCAAATACACTGGTTGCCGAACAAATCGAAAATACTTATTTTGGGTCTCGTGTTACGACAACAGCCGCGGGAAGTTTTGTTGTTGATTTTGATTTTGCAGCCACATCGGAACTTTAATTATGATTTACACTTACGCTAATTCACAAAACACTATCATCACCGACGGCCAAGGCACGTTTATTCCTGCCGACGCGGACAACAGGGATTACCAACGCCTTATCGAAAACAATACCCCCATCGGCCCCTACGTAGCCCCGCCCGCAGCCATTCCCACCATCACAGCCACGCAAATGCTGATTGTGTTGCAGGCTATGGGCTTTATAACGGAGGCAGAGGCCACGGATAGAACGATATTCCCAACGGCTTTTAGTGCTTTGCTTAGTGAAAATGCGGCTCAGAATGCGGCCATTAAAATACGCTGGGCAAACTTGACGATTGTGGAAAGAAACGATCCTCTTGTTTCGGCTTTTGGGTCTTTGCTTTTGCTGACAAGTGAACAAATTGACGGCATGTTTATACAGGCATCTCAAGTATGACATTTTTATCAGTTATCCTGAAAAGTTTGAAAACACCAGACGATCAGAAACGTGATTGGTACGGGTGGGCGACAAATCAAACGGGGCATTTTACTATAGGTGTGATTATAACCGCCATTGCCATACAAGTATTGCCCATTCATTTTGCAATTCTTCCTGCCTTGGTTTTTGCTGGAATCAAAGAAAGCATTGATATGCTTAGAAATTCCTCTTTCAAAGATTCTTTGATTGACTGGATATTTCAAGGTGTTGGTGCTATTTTTTCTATTGTTTTTTTTATAAAAAACATGGATCTTTTGAATCTAACCATAGGTTCTTTTCTTGTTTTTCTTGTTTTTGGTGTTATACCAAGAGTGAGACGGGCTTTTCGGAAACAATAATTAAAAATACGAGGTTTTTATGGCAATTCAATTATCGGTAGCGGTTCGGAATGCAAGGCTTGAGGCGATCGAAACGACAACAGGAACAGGGGCTATTATGCGAATCCGCACAGGGGCGCAGCCAGCAAATTGTGCTGCCGCAGATTCTGGGACTGTTTTGGCAACACTTACTTTGCCTAGCGACTGGATGTCGAACGCATCAGGGGGAACAAAGTCTCTTTTAGGAACATGGGAAGATACGGCTGCGGATGCTACAGGAACAGCGGCGCACTACCGTATTTACGACAGCGCGGGCACGACCTGTCACCTTCAAGGCAGCGTGACGGCTACGGGCGGCGGCGGTGACATAACCGTGGATAACGTGTCTTTTGCCACGGGCCAGCAATTTACCATCACAGCTTTTTCTTTGACCGATGCTAACGCTTAGAGGGCATTGTTATGTCTGTCCCCCAAATCCTTATTGACAAGGTCGCGGAATCTCAATTTAGTGCTATGACGGAATGGGAGGTTGCGGAGGCTTTGAATGCGCCAGATGCGTCTTTGCCGTTTGTGAAACAAGATGTTTCCACATCGGATGTCGGAGAGATACTTCTTGCCAGCGGGGAACTGTACGACGTTAATGAGGCACTTAAAAACCCGTCGGAAGATATAAAAAGAGCTTGCTTCATTGTTCAAAAAACTTTTGAAAAAACAACAAACATTCGTACATCTGACCCTGATATTTTTACAAGTGTTGCAACGGTCTTAAATGGCCTACTAGCTGCAGCGGTTATTTCTCAAACGACCTATGATGTTTTAATGTCTTTAACCAACCGCCGCCCTTCGTGGGCGGAAGCCAATAATTTATCACCTGTCACATCGCGTGACGTGGGATTAGCGAGAGGAGCATCATAATATGTCTGTAGCAAAATGGACCGCTCTTAGCACGGAATCTTCTAACATTGCTGGCACGGCCTTGGACAGTAAAGCCAATGGGACAACAACGTTTATTGCGGATATAACGAATACAACCAATAAAGATTTGTATCTTAACGTATGGATAACCATGGGTAGTATCACTCCTACCACAGGCTCTAGCATTACATTACAGTTGCGGCAAAAACGATCATCAACGTATGCAGAAAACACTTTAGAGCAGTATTTGGCTGCTACAAATGGTACGGGTGCACGGGTTGTTGAGTTGGCGGCGGTAATGAGGATTCCTCATGGGGGAACATTTGGTCTTTACTGGACAAACAATTTAGGTGTGACAAGTGCAGCCAGTGGAAATGCGGTTTACACGCGCACTTGGAACGAAGACATTGTCTGATGCCCCGGGGTCTAAATCCTTATGATGAGGCTCGGTTGCAGGGGCGGTTATGGACACCGACCTTAGCTCGCCCTTCTCTTTGGTATGATGCGTCTGATTTATCTACAATAAGCACTGCAACGGGTGTAAGTGAGTTGCGAGATAAAAGCGGTATAAATAGACATTTAACGCAAGCGGTTGCCGCCGACCAACCCGTATTTGTTCAAAATGGGCAAAACAACCTTTCTACTATTCGTAATGGAACGGGAGATGTTTTAAGTAGGGAGACCGTACCAATTTTTAAAAATGTTGGGCAGGCGTGGATTTTTGTAGTCCTAAAATACCCCACCGTAGCAAATAGCACTTCAACTACTCCAGTGTTATTTTTTGGGTCCGGATTAGGTGCGACTAGGGTAAATTTTAGTCCCTTTCCTGCCAATGGCACAAATACCTTAACGCTAGGGGGGAGGAGGTTAGATTCTGACGCTTTCCAAGCTGTAAGCACTTCGACAACACGAGCTTCCATTCAAGATAAATTTATTATTGAGACGGCTCATTTTAATTGGTCTTCTGCACAAGTAAGCCATTGGACTAATGGCACGCAAGATTTAACTGCAGCGGCGTTTCAAACGGCGGGCAATACCTCAAATACGGACGCTACTTCAATATCTATGCTAACAGGTGGTGCAACACCTACGATTACTAACGGCGTGGAGGTTGGCGAGGTTTTAGTTTATGAAAATAATTTACCAGTTTTTAGAGTTATTATTGAGGGCTATCTTGCCCACAAATGGGGTTTGAAAAATAGCTTAATTGCCACCCAACGCTTCCGAAATTACCCACCTTTGATCGGTAACTGATTATGTTGCGGGTTCGGGTTCCTAGAATTGATGTGGCTACAACGGGCGGCATAACGGGCACGGGTAGCGTCACCCTTGGGGATTTAACAGGATCGGGAACGGCTAATTTATCTCTTGCTGGCCAAGGCAGTGTCACGCTGGGGTCCCTTACGGGTTCTGGTACAGCAACACTGATTATTACAGGAACAGGAAGCGTAACCCTTGGCACGTTAACGGGATCGGGTACAGGGGTTCTTGGCAATACAATTACGGGCACGGGTAGTGTCACCCTTGGGGCCTTGACAGGGTCTGGTACGGGTTCTGTGTCTATTTCAGGCGCGGCCAGTGTTACTCTTGGGGCCTTGACGAGTACGGCGACAGGGGCTTTGCAGATTAAGGGGCAAGGGTCTGTAACCCTTGGGAGCCTCACAGGGTCAGGCACGGGTATTTTGGGCACGCCACCCATAACGGGGACAGGAAGTGTTACATTGGGTTCTCTGACAGGATCGGGGACAGGAACGCTTACTATTTCTGGCGTAGGCAATGCTACGCTTGGGGCTTTGACGGGTTCAGGGACAGGTACACTAACAACTGTTACGGGTCCATGCCCAACAGCGCAAGAGATTGCTCAGGAAGTGTGGAATTATATCTTAGAAGGCTCTGTTTCTGCGGGTCAAATGCTTAGAGGTGTAACAAGAACGCAGCTTGCTAGAGTTGATATTAATGAAACAACAGGACAAGTGACAATTTATAAACTGGATGGTACAACTGTATTTGCGCAAGCCTCAACGTCTCCCACAGGGGATAGAAACACACCAACCGTAGATTGGACTTAAAGGAGTTTTTATGAAAAAGAAAAAAGGAAAAGGCGGCGGAAAAGGCTGCTAGAAAGAGTTTTTTATGAACAAACAAAACCATGAAAAAAAACAACTTTCTGAAGAGTTCTTGAAAGAACTTAATGAACGTATGAAAAATGAAGATGAACGTTTGACCCATGAAGAGGTGTGGGGCAAAGAATAAAAACGGTTGTTAGTCAATCGTTTTTATACAGGTTCATATTTTTTGTGAAAAATGCTCGGTTTGCACGCGGAAAAGTTACCTTCCGCGTCCTTAATAATAAAATCATCTTTAGACGCAAGCATTGGTTTCTCTTGAGTTTCAATGTGTATTCTACACCTATCATCATAATGGTAGCTCATTCTAAAGAAATCCACGCCCCAATGTTCCTTCATGGCATAGTAGGAATCGCGTGTTCCATCATATTGCATGGCATCAATTTCAACGGGTTTTAATTTGTATTTCATGATTTTAATCGCAATGCTGAAAATTTATCAAACGTTCTTAGTCCCATGTAGATGTAGGGCAGCATCATAAGCCCATCAAATACCTTTTCGTTGGGGCTGGGCATCAAGATAACATAGGCGATGCTTCCTAATAGCCCTAGCCACGCCATGCCAGGGCGCGTAGAGCGCACAAAAATATCATCCGCTTTGTCCCCTGCCCTAATCGTGTCTTGCGTTTCCTTTTGCTCTAGTTGGGTATCTTGTAGCCGGATGCGTTCCATTTCCAGCAGGTGACTACGGATAGAGGCTTCGTTCTGATAAGCCAGTTCCTTAAGCTTTAAAAGGGCTTGAGAATCATTTTGAAGGACTGATAGTGCTGCATCAGGTGTAGAGTAGCCTGTAGCCCCTGTAACCAGCTTTACGCCAGCCTCTACAGCATTCCCAAGGTTTCCAGTTAAAAGTGAACCGACAAGGTTTGCGCCTTCCGTGCCGTTTCTGCTTAGCCATGCGCCTACGTCCTTCCATGTACTCATAGTTTCATGCCTTTCCCGTATTCCCTTAAGCCTGAAAACTCTCTCATTTTATCAATATGCCAGTGCGCGTTTGTTTCGCCTTTCAGGTTTTTAAACACATTTTGATGAACGGTTGTGTCTTTCATTTGCATTTTCTTAATTCTGTACGAATATAATGCAATAATTCTCGTGCATTTTCCATAGCGGCTTCATATTCTTTAGATTCTTGTATCAACGGCGGTCCGTTTTGCACATGGTACAAATCGGATAATGCCACATAAAGTTCCTTGCATTGCCCTTGGCATTCCCAATTAACTGTCGGTTTATATTCGTTCACAGCAATTCTTCCCATTTTGGGTTTCCCATAAACATCAAGGATTCTGCCTGTCTTCGTCTGCGAAGGCCGTTAGAGGGTTGACCTTTAATATAAATCCATCGGTTAAATTCTGCGGATGCTTCTTGTATTCTGCCTTCGTTCAACAGGCGCCGTATGGTTGAATCAGAAACCTTTTTTCTCCCAAGGTTGAAAACAAAAGAAACCATAGCATCAAACTGGTTTTGGTTTAGGGGAAAATGGACCAAATCGTGGATGTGGTTTTCTGCTTTTTTTTTATCTACCAAAAAAAGTGCGTCTGCCTCTTCTTGGGTAATACCATTTTTAAAACGCTCTGTTTCCTCTGGCCATATTCTGTGACCCCATCCTATAGTGGGATACTTTGCCCCATCATCGTATGCTTTTAATCGGCAACCTTCAAAAGCATGAATCAATCGGATTCCATCTTGAGAAAGAGAAAGCATTATTTAGCCTCCTGAGACGTGATAAGGGAAGGGAGTGTGTTTTCAATGGCTGTGACGCGCTTTTCCAGTCTTTCAAAGTCTTTCTCAGACTTCTGTTGCAAGGCTACCATCACGGCCAAGTTTTTATCAATGGCGGCTTGTGTCTGTAAGAAATAAGGACCAGCCCCCGCAATGGTAGCGATAACAATACCAAGCAACGTCACAAGCAACTTGGTATTTGTGTTGCTGCTGTTATCCACAACAGGGGCCTCTAGTTTCCCTGTTGCAGTTCTGCAACAATAGCTTTGGCTTGGTTAGCAAAATTTTGTTGGTCAGAAATAGCAAACTGAATCAACTGTTGCCCTTTTTCTGCGCTAATTTTGCTACTAATTTCAGGACAACGGATAATGCGCCATGAAATATCTATCAGGCTTTGCGACAAAGAAAAGTACGCCGTTTTGTAGATTTCATCAATAGCGGCCAAATGTTGTTGAACTTCGGACATTTCATTTTCCTTTTTTTTCAGGGTTTTAAACTTTGGGAAGAATGAAAAACAAAACACTGCCCGTTCTTCCCTTCATTGTTTTTTTATAACCTTACGTTTGTTTTTCCTTAATTCCAAGGAATTTCATCATCTAAAAGGGGTTCGGATTGCGTTTCAGTTTTTTTAACAATAGGCACGTCATCTGTTTTGGTTAAGCGAAGTTCCTCTATCAAAGCTACTGCCACATCTTTTGTCATATTGATCCATGCAGAATTTCCTGTAATACCGTGTTTTTCTTTAATAATTTTCCGTTGTTCTACACTTAATCGTTCAGCCAAAATTTGGATTTGTTCCTTTTGCTCATCCGTGGCAAATTCAGCACCGGAATTTAGCCATTTAAGGATAGACTCACAAAAAACTTTATCAATCGGAAACGTTTTTCCTGACAAAAACCCTGTTCTATCCTTTGATGATGTTGCGAGAAAGTTTCCACCACCAGGGAAATCAATTACCAGCGTAAATTCATAGTCCATGCCATCCCTTTGAATGGGGGCCATTCCTATTTTTTCCGGTGTCTTTTTTCCATTTTTTTCCACCAAGGCATATTCTTGTTTTGCTCTCATGGTGGCAATAATGTGAACCTTTGACGCAAGGATGCAATCAATAAAAGCCTGATGCTTTGGTGTCACATTTTTCCATGATGTATAGCTGTTTTTAGAATTAGAAGCATTTGTAACATTATCCACAATCTCTAAACATCCACCTGGGCCGTTCCATTCATGGCTTATGCTATCAATGATAATCACATCGGCACCAAAAGCCTCGGCATCCTTTATTTGCTTTATATAAGCCTCTGGCGAGTAAGGAGCCACAAAATTGGATACATAGTACTCAGGGAATTTATCGCTGTATAACTCAGATGATCCATGTTCAGTGTCGATAACACAAACCTTAGCATTTTCACCAAAAATACCAAAAGCCATTGTAAGCGCGGAATACGTTTTACCGCTTCCCGACGGTCCACATAAAGCAAGTCGTAATTTTTGTTTTTTCTTCTCGGCTTTTTTAAACATATCATGGTTCCTTTGTGTTTGTGTTGTTATATTTTTTCTATACCTTCCGATACAACCCATTCATGTGGGTAAGGCTCGGTAACTACCCTATCGGATAGGCAAAGACGGGTTCTTCCACCATATCCTGCGTCTTTAACACCACATCCCTCTTCAAATGTTCTTTCGCAAAGCGTGTATATCTGACCCCTATTATTTTTAATCCTATCTCCCGATTTTAATTCATTGCCGTGCATGTCTCTGTATGTCATTGGTTGGTCTCCTTTGTGTTGTTGTGTGTATACAATACACAATCCAACAAACCAAGTCAACGTTTATTTTATCTGGTTATTGACAAACAGAATCCAGTCTTCGGTTATCATGACTTGCGTAAGGCGGTAGACTTTCCAGCCCATAAATTGCGCTTGATTGTATTTCTCACAGTCTTTTGAGTATCCCACAAGCGTCTGGTGACGGCCCATCTTGTGCGTATTGATACCCTCTATTTCGATGGCAATTTTGCTTTTGGGGTGCGCGTAGTCAAACCGCCATTTTCTCACGGGGTGAAACTTGTATTCCTTTTCCAACTTGTGCTTTGAAAGCATCTCCCAGAGATAAAGGAATTTACACTCAAGGCCAGAGGATTCCTCAATGCTTTTAACTTTAGGTGCTTTAGCTGCTTTAGGTGGCTTCTTGCCTTTAAAAAAGGCTTTTGGCAAGCGTATCATTCCACAGGCACCATCTCAGAATCCACAACCACGGACATTATTTTATCATTAAAATAAAATGTCATTTCGGACCCGTGTAAATCGCCTCTTCAACAAGATCATTAAATTTTTTCTCTAATTCATTGATGTCAATTTCTTCATTTTTAAAAGCAAGTATTGTTGGTAAAAATTCATCGTACAATTTACTCATTGAATGCGGCAAAATAGTGCCACCTAAATAAGCATTACCCTCTTTAATGGCATTTTCAAGATGCCTAAGAGCCCAAACTGCATTAGAGTTCATAATTGTTTTTCCTTTCTTTATTCCACAGGCACAGATTCAGTTTCTACCACCATAGACACCATTTTATCTTTCAGGCGACCATAATCAAAACACACCTTTTGATCGTCCAGCACAATCAGAGACACCAAAGCCAGCACAGTGACAATCAAGACAAAACAGGCGGCTTTAAGAATCATTGTTTTTTATTGAAAGATTTTAGGGCTTTGAAAAAAAAGTAAACACTAATCGGCGCAAGAAGGGCAAGAAACGCCTCATACAACGTAAACTTTACATCGATTCCCACAACTGCGTTTCCATAATAATTAAAAAAATCAATCATTACACGGCCCCATCTATTTCATAAGATAACATTCTAAGCCAGTTTGATAGCGTGCGCGGGTCTTCTCCAGCGTCTATCTTGTCGCAAACCACTTGCCATATCAAATCTGGTAACTCGCATTTAACAACGCAATCAGGCTCATCGGGAAACGGGGAAAACGTGATGATGAAGTGCGGCCTAGGCAACACTTCAAAAACCACGTCTATTTCCGCATCATCCAAAGAGTGATCGCATATCATTTAATACGTCGGCAAATCTTCCGATTTTTCAACGGGACCTTCAATAACGTCCACAATTTTCTTGTGGTGATACGTCTGAATCCCACCCTCACTGGTAAGAACAAGTTGTTCGGAATCCAGTTTATAACCCTTTTCTGCCATTTCCTTTAAATAAGGATTTGTTTTCTCAATAGGCACATCAAGGCCCAAAAATGGGAAGGCTTGTTGCTTTGTTTCAACTATTGTTTTTGTAGACATAAAAACACTTTCTTTTTTTGTGTGTGTGTGATATACATACCAAATAGACAAAGACTAAGTCAAGAAGAAAAAGGATGTTATGCACAAAACGCTTTTAAGAAGTCGCAGGGAATCGTTGGGTTGGTCAAGAGGTCATGTTCTTGATTTGATGAAAGACTACGGTTTTTCAGGATCGGGTCACAAGATTCTTTTTATCGAGGACCGACGCACAAAAAGTCAGGACGAACCATTTTTACGTTGCCTTTGTAAAGTATTGGATTTAAATTTCGATGATGTGGCTAGAGAACTTGAGATCGTGCCGGAGAAGATTAAAAAAGCATACTTTGAGGGCAAGATTCAGTATGAGGAAGGTCGTTGATTTTTTCGAGTATAAAAAGAAAAAACAAGAACCTTTGAGAAACGTTCAGGACATCATCCTGAAAAACAACCACCTAAAGACGATAGAGTGTTTATGCCGTGTTGCGCGTTTTTATGCCAACACGGTTGACGATTACCACATTAACGCATCTGTGCATTGCCTAGAGAGCATCAGGCAAGAGATTGACGACCTGCTGGATAGGGTTAAGGAGCAAGGTGGGTGTCTGGTGTTTGATCAATAAAAAAACGGGGCTTCCCATCAACAAAGAAACCCCGTCCAGTTTTAAGTGGCAAGAAACCAAAACCACTTAGGAGCGTTGATGTTGTTATGACACATACACCAACCATTGTCAACGGGTTTATAAATCTCTGTATTCTGGGTCATAAAGAAGTCCGTCTGTTTTTTCGATTTCCTCTGTGGACCAAACATATTTGATATAGTTAGACTTGCGTGGCTTTTCTACGGAAAAATCCATGCAAACATCCAGCAACCCACCTAAAAAATCTTCATACTCATCGCGGGTTAAGAGAAACTCTAAAGCACCCAAATTGACTGCGCCTTCTTGATCTTTCGTTTTAATACGAAAAAGACTTTTAGAAAGATTGTTTGGATAAAAAACATAACCAATTAAGGTAACGTCACTCCCGAGCAACTCTTCATCATCGGAAAATTCCACGTATTCCAACGTATATTGTTCTCTTTCGTACACATCTGTGCACTCAAAAGGTTTTTCAAAATCTGATAGCGAAATCATAAAGGTTCCTTTGTTTGTTGTTGTTTGCATACACTACACAACAAAAGATCCCTTGTCAATGATTATTTTGCCAAACGAAATTCTCTCCAAAACCTATCGTTACTTTCGTTTATCTGCTCAAGAGTTCGGTTTGCTTCTTGTTTTCTCATGAAATCAAGCATTTCTTGTTGATTTTGTAATTCAGATGTTCTTGCAGCCGACTCACATTCTGCCGTCCACATTGTACTACAGTTTAATGGCATGTAGGTTTGTGGGCTATAGTATTGCGCCATAGCATCACTTGAAAGCAAAGCGACTAAAATTAAAGATTTTTTGACCATGGACCAATCTCCTTTTTGTTTGCATAAACCTTACGAAAAACAGATGCTTTTTTTTCACACTCGGTTAAATCATCACCCGTGAAATGAACCCGCATTGTTCTTTCTATACCGCCAACCACAAACGATTTATACTCAGCCTGTAGTTTCTTTGCCTTTTTTTCAAAGGTTGGCAATTCATCTTTGTGAATCCCTGTGTAGTAGTATGATAAAATCATGGCTTGCAATACCCTTCATATTTATTAAAAAATTCACTAACTTCTAAAATTTCATCAATTCTTGGGTGGATTTTTTTTATTATTTTTACACTTTCACAAAGTTCTTTTTTAGCGGCTTGCACAAAAAAAGAACACAAATCAGGCGTAACCTTAAAAGGATCAGAAAAACCGTAAGTTTTTTCTTGATTTGTAAAATGCCCTCGCCCTAAGTTTGTAAAAACAATGGCTTTAATGTAATTAAAGGATGTTCCGTGGCTAACTTCTTCAGATTTAAGAACACAGTCCCTTGTTTTTTTCTCCATAACCTCAATAAAATGAACAAGATTTTTGCTTTCCTTTATCCAAAACAAAGCTGTTTCAATATCATCTTTTTTAAGTGGTTTATTTGCCTTAATCATAATCACATGCTTTCTGGTTCTGGGGGCGGCGGCAAAGGCATCCAATGGGTAGGCCACCACTCTCCGTCGTTGCAATAAAGATTTTTCCAGTATCCTCCTTTATAGGAGCACGTTGGGGGGTGGTCACTCCAATGAATAACTGTCATTTTGCCATCTTCATATCCCAACACATGGGTACCATCCCTAGGTGCGGTCTTAATAAGTTTCCATTCGCTCATAATCTCTTGACTTTCGTTTGTGTTATGTATACCATACACCAACACAATGACAAAATCAAGAGATAAGTTATGAAAAATGATGCGTGGTTAAAGTATAATGATGCGTGTAAAAAAACGATCATTGCGTTTCTCAAGAAATACTACCCTGAAGAATCTTTGGAAACGGTGTATTTTGTTGGGTGGGACGAAAACGATTACACCATGGTTTTTGAATGCTGTGATATGTACTACAGCATAGACTTTGTGCAGGAATGCCTAAAGCTAGATGCCACGTTTGAAGATATAAATTCACATTATGAATACGTCCTTCAATGCGCGATACAAGGCAAAGAAGAGGGCATTAACTTTAGAACGTGGGTGAAACACCCTGAGAAAAGAAAAACACCTGAACAGCAGCCTTTTACTACGGAAAAAAAGCTACGGCAGCTACTCAAGAAATGTATCCCCGCCCTTGAAGGCGTGACAATGCATGAATCTTTGGTGGCAGAGATTCAAAAAGAAATTAAACATCTTTAAAACCGTCTAAAACCGTCTAAAACTATAAAGGCCGCTTGTTAGCGCAAGCGACCTTAAACGGGATCAGTGGACCTGTCCCAGTGACAATAGTGTCAGCTGTCAGCGTACAACAGACTTCCCTTTTTGTCAACTATTTCCAAAATGGAAATAACCACTCATGGGCACAGATGGGAAATCATGGGAATTTATGGGACCATTTATAATTACAGAAGGTACCATTTATAATTTTAGGTTGACTTTTCTGTTAGTATAATATACCAACAACATGGGGCTAGGCATTGCAAGGCCGAAAGCCCAATTCTTCCTTCCTCGGGACGGGTTGCCCCATATTTTTTAAAGAGGGAGAAGAGGAAGGTATCACGAAATGAAGCCCCCATACATAAAGCTATACGTGAAGGATTTTGCCTTTGAGATACAAGGCATGACCAAAAAGCAAATCGGCGAATACATGCTAAAATTCTTGGAAGCCTACCGCCAAGAATCAATCCCCGATGAATTATCCGACCACAGTATCTTTTCAGAATTGCAAAATTCTTTGGAAACCTACGAAGGAATCTGTGAAAAAAATCGCAAAAACGGAAGCAAAAATGGAAAAAAAATAACAAAAAATGAAAAAAAACACGATCACGAAATTTTAAAAAACGATGTTAGAAATTTTGAACACAATGCAACAAATACAATGGATTGCGAAAGCGACTGGCTTAATTCTGGCTACCCAGAAAAAAGCCAAAAAGAACCCACACTGGTTAACCAAGAACCAAGAACCAATAACCAAGAACCAAATATAAAAAAGAAAAATATAAAAAAGAAAAAAGCTGAGTTTGAGAAACCAGAGGATGTGAGTGAAGAGACTTGGGTTGGTTGGTTGGCGTTACGGAAAGTGAAAAACGCTACCGTGACGGACGTGGTGATTAACGCTATGCGGAAAGAGGCTGATTTGCTTGGCTGGACGTTAGAGCAGGCCATGGTGGAAACGTGCTCAAGAAACTGGCAAGGCTTTAAAGCGTCGTGGGTGCAAAATGATATGGCCCGCAATGTCCATCAGAAGACTGCCAGCACGCATCTGGTTGCGTCTGGCATGGGTGGTATACCTAGCAAGGCAGATATGGTGCTACGGTTGAAAAATGGGGCTTGGAGTGATGTGGATCAGTTGCGGGGTATTTTGGATCATTTAAAAACGCTGAGGCTGATGGAAACCAAGGTGAATGAGCAAAATGAATTGCAGCGTTTGGCGACAAAAACGCATTTGCGGATTTGTGATTTAACAGGGGAAGCTCCTTTTTAGATTGACGCAACGTAAAATACGTTGTACAAACACAAAATACGTTATCAATCAGCAAGAGAGATTTTATGAAAAAACTAAAAAACGGATGCTACGCAGACGAAAATGGCGGATTTTCTGGCGTTGATCCAAGAGGACTTAGTGAAGAGCAACTTAACGATCTTGGGCATAAAAAAATGCCTTTAAGAAAAATTATTAGGGAAAAGTGTTTAGATTGCACTTGTAACCAGATTGTTGAGATTGCCAAGTGTCCAGTAGTGTCTTGCCCCCTTTGGCCGTACAGGATGAATTCTAATCCATTTAATACAAGGGAAATGAGCGACGAACAGAAAGAATGTATTGCGAATAGGCTGAAGGGCGCAAGAGAGAAAAAGTAACGTATTATGCGTTGATTGTTTTGAAGGGTAGTTTTATGGATTGGAACAATGAAGGTAAGACGGAATTGATGCGTTTGGTGTCAAGGGTGTGTGATTTGGAAAAGGTTTATGGTGTTGTTCAGAAAGACCCGAAAGGCATTTGTCGTGTTTTGCAAGATTGGTTATCGGAAGATTTTTCCATAGAGCAGGTTTGTTTTGCTGTTGGGGAGTTGGTAAAGCAATCGGTGAAGGTGCCGATGCCGGATGAGATACGGGCATTTTTGAACCCGCAGGAACGCAAGATCACTGTTGGGGAGTATATACAAGCGCGGAAAGATTATGCGGATAATGGAAAACAGATTGGGTGCCAGCATTTGGATACGATTTTGCGCTTTCAGGAGCAGAATGCCGATGAAAGAAAAGGCATTGAGCGTCGGAAAGAGCAGATTGCCAGTCTTGGTTATGATGGCCACAAGATTGCCAGAAAAGATGATGGGTTAGAGATATATTTACCCAAAAAGTTTTCTGCACCGAGTGCAAAATCTATTGGGAAATTGGTTAGGGATAATGCTTGACGGTGGTTTGTGTTTGTGTTATGCATACACAACAACAAGGGAGTGAATCATGAGTTGGACTGATCCGCAGCGTAACGAGTTGTTTTATCACATCAACCGTATTTGCCGTGTGATGGATATGTATGGATGTGGGGTGCGTGATCCGCAGAAAGTGTGTGATGCTTTGCAGGATATATTATCCGCGCGTTTTGCTGGTGATGATGTTGTTGTCGCCGTGAAGGCGATTATTCATAAAAAGGGCAGGGTTCCTTTGCCTTCGGAGATTGAGGATTTTATCGGACAAAAGGAGGAAAATCATGACGCATAAATACGAAAGAATTTCAAAGGTTATCAAGGAAGCCTTTGGGGAGCCAAACCAGTTTATGAGCGACCATTATATTAAAGACCATGCCGATCTTGTGCATTTTGCGTATGCGGTTTTAGAGGAGTTTGACGGGCCTCGTGTAGATGATGTTTTATTGAAGGAATATGAACACGGGCACTCTAAACATTTTTCTGAAAAGCAGTTAATTTTAGACACCATAAAACAGCTAACTGAGGAAGGCATTGTGCCTACTCGTAGGTCTATATGTGATCGGTCAGGTATAGACATAGCCAGAGTATCAAACCTGCTTCAGTCTTTGCGATTAAAGGCCATTTTAGACAGTAACACGACATACGGGGGGCGCAGAGTTGGCCGTATGGTTGAATCTTTCTCTATCAGGGAGAATAAAGATGCTTAAAAAATTGTTTGTTTACATTGAGAAAATGTTTATGTTCCTTTGGTTCGGGGTTACTGCTTTGTATTTTTTGGGTTGTCTTTCTGGTTTTGAGAATCGTTCTTTAGTAGATTTTGCCCTTTTGTTTGGCTTTGCTGGGTTTTTTATGTTTTGGGCGAGGCATCAGTGTGATGGAAATAATTTGTAAATCCTTGTTTTTTATAGCATCCTTATTAGCGATTATTGTCACAGTTTATGGCGTAATTTACGGCGTTGTAGTTAATAATTTTTCTTTAGTATTTGTCACAATCTTTGTTTTTGTACCAATTTGTACAAACATATTTGATTATTTTGAAAAAAAAATTGATGATCGGTGGTAAAGATGGATCGCGCTGAAGTGATACAGCGATTAAAGGACGTGTTGCCGAAAACAGAGGCACCGTTTGTGGATATCTTTTTAAAAACACTTGAGGTTGAATCGCGTCCGTCGGAGGGGTTGGTGGTTTTGAGACTCCCTGGGCGGCATTTGGGATATACAATGCAGCTTTATGGGTCGGCATTGGAAAGATGCTTTGAAGAGCCTAACGTGTGCATGATGAAGGGAAGCAAGGTTGAGTGGATCAAGAAAGAAAGGGATTATGTGTTGCCAAAGAAAGAAACAAAGGCAATGTGGTGGCAGAATTGATGCAAAAATCCTTGCAATCTTTGACAAAATGTGATTAAGTTTTTGGTGTATAAGGCAAGTGAAAGGCCGCATCATGCGGGGTGTTTTGAAAAAAACCTAGCTTGCTTTGGAGTGGCCAGTAAAGATTTTGGATTGGGAATGCTCGGTCGGTCTTATTGGTCATTCTGGTTGTCTTGAGGGGATGCTATACAGGCAGCCTTAACAAGCCCTAAGCACCTATAGGGTTTTGTTTAAAAAGGGAGGATAAATCCTCACATCGTGCCTCATGTGCTGCCTTTCATCGATTGGCTACGAGTATGGGGAATTTGACGATGTTGGTTCCTCCCTTTTTCCCTTAGTATTTCCCCAAGCGTTTGATGTCGCGGTCAAGGTCATCTGGCCCGAAGGTGTCCATGGGCTTGATTCTGGCTGTGTTGTTTTCGCGCACTACGGCTTGTTCTGGTTCAAGGTACTTGAGGGGCTTTTCAGGCTCAAATTGAGGAATTGTAACCACGCCTGTGATGGTCATGCCGATCATCATCATGATTAAAGCAGACGTGCTTTGCATTTTGATTTGGATTGAGTTTGTAGGGATCACTTGGGATAGTCCCCACATAGCGGCGGCAGCGATAAAGAGGTATTGAAACGGTAACATGGTAGTGGTCTCCTTGTTGGTTGATGTGTGTATACCATACCAACAAAGGGTTAAAAAATTATTGATTTTCCAGTTCTTTTTTCAATTTTAGAATCAAAGGTTTTGCTGCCTCTGGTAGGGGTTTTCCGGTCATGGATTTAAGGATTGATCCTTTAAGGAGATAAATCAGGGTGTAGATTTCATATTGCATGGTGTTAGTCCAGTTTTATGTTGATGGGGTTTGTTTGGAGATATTCGTTTACCATTTCATCCACCAAAGGCTTTAGGCGGTTGTATTCGTCGTTGCGTATTTGTTGAATTTGGCCGTTTGTCATACCCGTGGTGCAAACGCTATGTTCGTAAGCTACGGCCATAGATGTGGCATAGTCTTTTTTCAAAGTTTCAATAAAATACTGTTTTGAAAAGTATTTTTTATGCTGTGATTTTTGATGAAACAAAAAGTGATCTTCCACGTTTTTAACATACTTACAAAAGCATATAGTAAACTTATGTTTAAGTTTAAAATCAATAATTTTGCATAGATTGACGTACATGTGTTTAATCCAAGATTGAGAAGACGTTTTTTTCGTCGGTTTTGGTGCGTTTCCGTTTCATAAAGAAGTGGATGGAATCGGCAAGGGATGCTAGGGCGATACAGAGGCACAGGCTGGCTAAGCCAACGCCCAGAGGGGCTAGGATCACGGGCAAAGGTAGGGATGTGCCGTCATCTTGTTTAAGCAGGTATAAAAAGCCAGAGCATAGCAGCAAAGACAGAATGATAAAAAACAGATCAAAAATGATGTAAAAGGCTGGGCTTTTCATAATTCCATCACGATACGATTTTGTAGTGTTCTGTCCATTCACGCGGCATGGACGCTTTAAGCAGCATCAAATCATGGTTGATGTTCTTGATCTCTGTTCTGCATTCTGCCAGCGTTACGGTTGCTCTACGGCCTTCTTCATGAACAAAGAGGGCCTTGTGTCCGTGTTCTTCCATTTGGTCCATGCAGCGCGTATAAAAGCCGAGGTCGCGTAGTTTTTGGATGTAGATGGTGTTCATGGTTATGCTCCTTTGGTTTGGAGGTTAATGAGTAGGGGATTCTCGCGCTCTAATTTTTCTGCTATGTGCAAGATGTGGATAGTCAAACATTCCCTTGTTAGTACAATATCCGAATCCGATGGATAAATATGCTCTGGAAATACCTCTCTCAGATAGGCATATACTTTGTTCACTCGTGTTTCAGTCATTGGTTATGCTCCTTTGATTGTGATTGGGTGGGTTATGGTTGGGAATCTAAGGGGATTGTATTCTCGCCAAGTCAAAGACGTTTCTGCGTGTTCTTTGCCCCATTTGTTGGTTAGGCGCGGGCTATTCAGTTTCTGTTGCTCTAGCAGCACGTAAGCGGCGAAGGCTTGTAGTTTTTCGCGTTCGTCGGTTTGTCCAAAGATTTGATTGATGAGATTGTCAATCATTTGGTAAGATAGGATGTTATTTTGGTTCATAGTTATTCTTCTTTTCCAGTGTGACGTGTTTTATTGGGAAGCAATGTATTGTTAAAAACGGCACCTTTAAACGATGCTTTTCTAAACCACTGGGCATTATAAAAGTTGGCATTTGTAAGATTGCAGTGATTAAAAATAGTTTCATCAAGGTAACTGTCTGAAAGATCGCAATCCGTGAAATTTGATCCTGTAAAATCTGCGCCTCCAGCATATGCGCCAGAAAGATTGGCTTTATTAAAATTACAGTTGGTGAGTTTTGACTTGTGAAAGCTAACTCTAAGTCGATGCCCGCTAAAATCAGAACCTGAAAAGTCGGCATACGAAAAGTCTGTTTTTTCATTTCCTGAAAAGCCTGATTCCGTAAGGATAATGCCTCTAAAATCTCTCCGACCGTGGTAATAGGCCGTGGCCAATTCGCATCCTGTGAAATAAACCTTTTCTGGAGGATGTTGATCCTTTTGTTTGATAAGGTGTTTGATCAGGAGTTCCATGGATTTGGGGATGGGGTATTCGCCGGATTCATAGGATCGGATCGTGCGAACGCATTTTCCCACAAGAACGCATAGTCTTGTCTGGGAAACGCCCAAGTCTAGCCTTGCTTGTTTAAATTGTTCGGGTGTCATTTGTGGTGGTTCCTTTGCGGCTTTGGTTCATAGTCGGGATCGAGAAAAAAATCGGTGTAGGCTTTATAGAGGCCCGATAAAAAAGCCGGTTCCATTTCCTTTCTTTGATCCAGGTCTGGATAGAATTTTTGATGCACTTCATGGTTTTCATACGGTGTTTTGATGACATAGTTTGTTATAATTTCGTCACCAAAATTTATTGAAAATGAATTGTTTACCATTCCAGGTAAAAACCATGTCAAGGTGAATTTCCTACCGGAAAAAGCAAGATTGACTTTGGGGTAAAACGGATCGCCTGTGCGGCTGTGATAATACAGCGGCAAAAGATTGCAGATTATGTCTAGGGTTTCGCGCTCTGTTTCAAAAAGATTCCGATTAAGTTGTGCCTCTAGTTCGACAAGGCAATGGGTTTTTAAAAAATTTTCGTCGGTCATGGTTGGTTTCCTTTTTCAAGCGTGGTGATTCTGGCCTCTAGGCGCAAGTATGCTTTGCTGTTTTCGGCGCAACGATCATGCAATCGTTTAATGTCTTCCACAGTCCGTCTGTCTTGTCTGAGGGACAGATAATGCAGCAGGGTAAAGCCAAAACAGATAATGGCTAGAATGGTTAGAATGATACTGGATAGGGTCATAAACGTTTCCTTTTGTTGGTATTTAAAAGTCTTGAGCAATAAAGCGGCCATCTTTCAAAAGAATGACTGTGGTCAGTTTTTTGAGATCATGTAGTGATTCCACGCTTGGCGCAAAGGTTGCGTTATACTCGTCAAGGCTTTTGTAAATGCTATAGTCTTGCACGAGATCAGAGATTTTAATTATCACAGGCTTTTTACCTATCTCTGAAAAATCCTCAAGGTATTGAGCAAGCGCAAAACACGCTTCATAATCTTTCTTCCAAGTGCCATAATTGGTTTTGCCGAGCATGTCAGCGACATCTTCGACGGTGTGAGTTGTGATCAGCATTGGTTGGTTTCCTTTTGATTTGTTGATGATAGATATACAATACGGCAATACTTGCAGGATGTCAAGGAAGAAATTGCATCTAAACGGGAAGATATCCGATTTGGAGGGCCTCTTTGATTGTGTATTGTCCGAAGTATTTTGCTGCTTCTTTACTAATAAATTCCACGCGCTCCATTTTGGTATATAGCGTTTTGCCTTGTGATTTTACGATATAGGCGGGAACGTATCCGCCTTTGTTGCCTTTGATGATTCGGAGGATAATTTTGGGATTCATGGTTAGGTTTCCTTTGTGTTGTGTTTAGTCTTTTTCAAGTCTGTATTTTTTTAAACAGAATCGAAGTTCTGCTCTAGAACACGGACCAATAATAATAAAATCCCATTGATTCCCATCCGCATCGATAAACAAGTCAGGGTTTTCTTTATCCAACGATCCTCTTTCAACCTCTTTGTGGGAATACTTAATGCATCCTGTTTCATACCACCAAGATAAAATGTTTGCGTATTTGTGGTTCCTGTTTTCGCTGGGCATGGTTTTGGTTTCCTTTGTGTTGTGTTGGTTTAGTGAGAGCCCCAGACAAAAAAGGCTAGGGCAATCACGGATAGGGTTTCGAGAAAAGACATAGTAACATTCCTTTTGATGTTGGTGTATAGACACAATACACAAAAGTGGTTAAGGAAAGGTTAGGGTTTGGCTTCCTTTGTTGGTTTCTGCATTCTTTCTGCAATTAAACAATGACAAATACTTGATTTTTATTGTTTAATTCCATTTTTCTTTCTGCAAGTCAGTCTTTTTATTCTGCATTCTTTTTGCAAGTTGCTACACAAGAGTTTGGTCACTAAAGTTCTTCTTTTTCAGTTGTTTTTTTTTCTGGGGCATAATGAATAGCCACTTGAAACATCGTTTTTGTGATTGGAAAGTAAAACCCTTGGGAATCTTTAAGACAGTAGTCCGTTTTTAAATAATCGTTATTTTCTAGAGATTTTTCGATCAGTCTCGCTTCTTTAATGATTGGCAAGTTTTCGTTACTAAGTCCTAAAGTATATTTTTTCTTAATGTCATTTAAGCGGTCTTGCGCTTTTTCCCGCGCGTCATAATCAATGCCTTGATATTCTACGGGGTGAAGTCCTTCGTCTATCAAATGCACAACAAGGTCGGCGCGGGTGTATATTTTGCCGTTTTCGGTGTATAAAATTTTTTGCGAAAGGTGTTTAGAGGCTTTGCCTGATTGCATGGGAGAAAGTGTTGATAAATAATTGTTTAAAGCTGCGTTCATGGTCTTGGTTTCCTTTGTTGGTGAGATGAAGTGGGATAGTAAATCCCCCCTTTGTTGGTTGTTAAAAATTAAAAGCCAGCCCTTGAGTCAACGGTGAAATTTCCTGTTGATTTGCAAAGACTGAAAACCACTTGAGATCCTTCTCTACAAGCGACAACGTTTTTTTTTCGTTTGCCACAAGGCCGAAAACAGCGTTTTTGGAATGTTTCGGCGCTTTCTTTATAAATATATCCGTAAGCCCAGAATTTTTCGGGTGTTTCTTGAATTTCAGAAGGAATCTGTAAACCAAAGGGCGCCTTGATGGCCTTTATGTGATTATAAAGATCTGTGCTGTTAGGGTTTTGGGTTTGTGTTGTGTTGGTCATGGCTTGGTTTCCTTTTTATAGAGATTCAGGGGTTACAAAAACAAACTGGCCTTTTGCAGTAAAGTTTTCATAGTTGGACAAAGGGGAAAGATAGTATTCCCCAAACAATCCGATATTTCTCGACCAGCGCACTTCATATAATTTTTTGTTGCTTTTTAAGATCGTTCTGCCTTCCTGATAAACAGAGCGCAGGGTTTCTTGTGTAAATTTTTTTGTCATAGTTTGGGTTCCTTTGTTGGTTGCGCTTGTGTTGTTGTTATTAAAGATACTATACTGCAATAATTGCAGCATGTCAACACCTTTTTTTAAAAAAAATAGGAAAAAAAGAAAGGTCTTGATTTTATAGGGTTTTGTTGTCATACATACACAAAAGGGAGGATTTTATGGATGATAAAAAGCCAAAGAAAGCAGGAAGGCCAAAAGTCGATAAAAAGCCTTTGACACCAAAACAGATGAAGCTTGCTAGAAACATAGCCAGCGGAATGCCTCAGGTTGATGCTTACCGTGATGCTTACAATACAACAACGGACAATAAAAACACGCAGCGCGTGCGTGCTTATCATGAAGCACGTAAAGATAATGTTGCTGCTATGATACAAGAATTGAAAGAAAGAGCCGAGCAAGGCGTCGTGTGGACCCGTGAAATGGCCATGGCGGCACTGTTAGACACATACAAGATGGCTAGGGATCAAAACCATGCACAAGGTGCCACAGGGGCTTTAAAAGAGCTAAATGCGATGTATGGTTACAATGAAGCAACAAAAATCAATATCGGTGGGCAGAAAGACAACCCTATAATCGTCGCCCCTGATGAAAGAGATATTTGATGCTTATTGCGTGGACGGATAAGCAAAAAGAGGCTTTAAAGCTACTTAGCAGCGATGCCAAGCATGTCATGCTTTACGGTGGTTCACGGTCGGGAAAAACTTTCCTCTTGACGCATACAGTCTTTCTTAGGGCTTTGAAGTATCCGAACACGCGCCACGCTATAATCAGGCAGACACAGACAGCAGCAAGGCGTTCGTTATGGCTTGGCACTGTGCAGGATGTGATAGCCAGCAGGTATCTTGGTGTGGCTCTCAAAGTGAACAAAACAGAGATGACAATCACCTTCCCCAACGGTTCCATGATTGAGATTATGGGCGTGGATGAGGGCGCGAAAGAAAAGATGTTGGGGAATGAATACACCACCATCTATTTCAATGAATGTTCAGAGATGATGTTTTCCACCGTTTCCTTCATGTATTCACGGCTAAGCCAAAAGAGCGCAGCTAAGAATAAGTTTTTCTATGATCAAAACCCGCCGCATGTTTCGCATTGGTCCTTTCCCATGTTCGTTCAGGGCATAAACTACTACAGCAAGGAAAAGCACACCAACCCTGCCGACTACGTGTCGCTTGTGCTTAATCCTGCCGATAACCTACAGAACATATCCAGTGATTATATCCAGCAGCTTATGGAGAACATGAATGAACAACAAAAACAACGATTTATCTTTGGCCAGTTTGCAAGTGATCCTGATGAAAAGACAGTCTTTACAAACTGGACTATTAAGGCCTTTGATACTGATCCTGATGCTGTCTTTCAGTTTGGGTGTGATTGGGGCTTTAGTACAGATCCCACGGTATTGATACGCTGTTACCTAAAAGAGCGCACGTTATACATAGACCATGAGTTAGTTTTGAGGCAGTGCGACATTATAGACCTTCCCAAGATTTTCCTAAGTATCCCTGAAAGCCAGCGATATGTGATTGTTGCGGATTGTACAAGGCCTGAAACAATATCGCACATGAGAAATCACGGGTATCCCAAGATGATGCCTAGTTTGAAAGGCGCAAACAGTGTGGAGGAAGGTATAAACTTCCTGAAAGGGTACAAGATTGTTGTGCATCCACGGTGTGAGGAAACGATTAACGAACTATCCTTTTTTAGCTATGCCACCGATAAAGACAGCGGGAAGGTATTGCCAGAACTTGCAAAGAATCAATCGGATCATTGTATTGACGCTTTACGGTATGCGTGCGAAGGATTTAGTAAAGTGGCATCGCGTCGGATGCAGTACGCAGCACCTAGTAGGAGGATGATGGTTTAATGGCTAAGTTAAAAGATGATGATGTTATTGGGATTATCCAGTCCTATTGGGGTGACATTGGGCAATATAACACCGACTTGACCAGAGAGAGGACGTTAGGTCTTAAGTATTACAATCGTGATTTATTTGGCGGTGAGAAAGAGGGATGGAGTGAGTTTGTATCCTCTGATGTCTTTGATGCTGTTGAGTGGACGTTGGCAGAGTGCATGGATATATACTTTAGCACTTCACCCATTGGATCGTTTGTGGCTGAGAACATGAACGATATACAAGCGGCAGAGCAAGAAACCAAGATGGTGAAAACCATTATTGAGGAACAGAACAATGGGTTCTTGTTGTTTTACACGTGGCTAAAGGATGCTTTGATTCAGAAAAATGGGATTGTCAAAGTTTATTGGGACGATGTGGTCAACAAAGAACGCGAGACCTACAAGATGCAATCGTTTGAGGCGTTTTCGGCTTTGATGGAAGATAAGGATGTAGAGGTTAAGGCTGCCACAGCGTTTCTTGGTGAGCAAGAGTTATCCATTGAAGAGATACAGATGATGCCGCCTGAAATGACGATGATGGCTAGGTTTGATGTGGATTGTGTCAGAAAAAGTGATGTGTCACAGGTTCGTATTGAGTGTGTGCAGCCTGAAAACTTTTATGTGGATAAAACGCATTCGAGTTTAAATCTTGATGAGGCTATGTTTGTGGCTGAACGTGTGTTTGCGCGTCGTTCTGATTTGGTGGCTGCTGGTTATAGTTTAGAGAAGATTGAGCGTGTTCCTAAGACAACGATTCTGTTTAATTCTGAGGAAGAGCGGGCGAGGGATTCGGATCGCTTGAGTTCGTTTCAGAATGTTGGTGCGGGCGATAAAAGCACGTTTACGGATCGCGTTGAGATTATGGAAACATACTTTCGGGCAGATGTTAAGAACAATGGGGATATGCGGTTATACCGTGCCATTGTTGGCGGAACGTTTGGCTATGGGCAGACTGGAAATGGTGTGACTGTGGTGTTGGAATGTGAGGAGACGGATTCGATTCCTTACTGTGCATTGTCACCAAACATTGTGCCTCACAGGTTTTGGGGTATTTCTAAGTATGACGAGATTGGGGATATTCAGCGGTATAAAAGTACGTTGTTGCGTGGTACGTTGAACAACATGATGCAGCACAATGCGCCTGTGACGATTGTACCTGATACAACGGGATTGGATACAAAGATGCTGGCGGATGCTGATCCAGGGGGTGTGATTCCAGCGGCAAATACGGATGGCATATTGCCATTGAACGTGGAGTATGTGGCGGACAAGAACATACCGATATTGGGGCTGTTGGACGAGTTAGCGGAGCGTCGCACGGGTATATCGAAGGTG